TTACTATCCAAAGGAGAAAGAAGATGAAGACATATAATGTAAAGACGTATAGGTCTGTTATATTTGAATTAAATCATTGTGTTAAAGCTGAAGATAAGGCATCAGCAATGGATCAATGTATCAACTGGTTTGAAGATGACAGGGAAATAATGGATCATGTCCCAGATTGGATTGCCCCAGTAGAGGAGCCGGAATCAATAGAGATTGTTTATGTAGAGGAGGAAGAAGATGATTGAAGAAATTTATGACAGAGAGTGTCAAGATTGTGGAAGTATGACCAATGCTTACGAAGCTTTTATAGTAGGTCTGGATGAGTTCTATTGTCCCGACTGTTGCCCAGAGGAGTATGGAGAATGATTGAAGAAAGCCTTGATGACAACAATGAGCAGAGAATTAAACTGTTTAAAGAGTGGTTACATCTATGCCCACATGGAGTTTTTCATTCCATTGAAAACACATGGGAAGATATAGCTACATTAGGATTTACTGTAGACTTTGCACTAACAAGGAGGGAAGCTGATTAAAATATACACTAATCAAGACCAAAAATATGTGGATGAGTACTTAAAAGAAAAAAAACTTGAATATTATTACAAGTCTAATGCTTTTTATATTACTGATCCTACATTTCCTAACAAATTTTATCAATATTGGTACACAACTGGTAGATGGGGTGTTTTTTATTATGGTAGAAAATTTGACAAGGCAAAAACAAAGCATTACTGTTGTAAAGACGTAGAAACATTAGTCACTAAATATATTTTTGAAAGGAAAGAGAATGAACAGCATACCTTTGATACACAAGCAACGCTTGCTACAAAAGATTTACAGGAATGTACAACTTGACAAAAGAGTCTTGACATACGAAAAGAAACCTGTTATACCACATAAAATTGATATAAAGGTATAATTATGCGCTGTAGAATCTGTGACGTTAGATTAGAATTATCCAGAAAGTTAGACATATGCCCAGAGTGCTCAGAAGCAGTCAAGCAAGCATTGGAGAGCGATCTGGAGACAACTTGGAACACTTTGTATAAGGAACCAGAAGATGAGTAGTTTAATTGTAATGATACTTAGATTAATCAATAACTTGGAGAAACGCTTACCATGAACAGAGAAGAAGTTTTAATGACTGCTCTGGATTGTATCACAAACGACAGAGCTAACCAGTATGGTAAAGCAGAAGACAACTTTGGTAATATATCTAAATTGTGGTCTGCTTATCTCAGAATAGACATCAATAAGCTAGAAGTGGCAATGTTGATGACGTTGGTAAAAGTAGCCAGAACAATCAGTAGTCCAAAACATGAAGATAATTATGTTGACATTTGTGGTTATTCTGCTATAGCTAATGAACTAGCAAAGGAGAAGAAGAATGATTGAAGATTTAGAAATTGTAATTAACTCAATTTATATTAAACAACCAGACAAGAAAAAAAATACAAAGTACGAAGAGGAACTTACTAAAATTGGTTCAGTATCTATAGATTTTTGCGTGGACATAGAAGATTTAGAAAAGCTTACCACTGTGCTACAAGAAGAAGTTTTCGCACATGATCCTGTGGAGTTAACTGTCACTTACAAAAGTAGGTCTTGCTAATGGAAGAGAAAGCTATCAAAGATCACCAACCTTGCCCAGATTGTGAGTCTAGTGATGCCTTAGCTATCTATTCTGATCACACGTATTGTTTTAGTTGTTTTGAGAGGAAGTGGACTGTGGAAGCAGAAGTTATACCAATGGAACCCAAGGTTAAAAAACCTAGTCTTAAATGGGCAGACCGTAAAATATCTAAAGCTGTGAGTAATTTTTACGATGTACAGGTTACTTATGACTCAGTAGAGTTCCCTTATTTTTTTGATGGTCTACAAGTAGCAACGAAATATAGAGACTCTCAAAAAAACTTTAAGACTAAGGGAGACTTTACTGAGTCAGAGATGTTTGGTATCCACACCATGTCCAAGGCGAAGAACCATGAAGTAGGTAATACAGTTATCATCACAGAAGGTGAATCAGATGCACTATCAGCATTTCAAATAGCTAACCGTATTAAACCCGATGCAGAACACATAGCACTAAAGAAAACATTAGTACCAGTGTTCTCAATCAAGTCGGGTGTGTCCAGTGCAGAGAGAGACATAAAGGCTAATCTTGTCTTGCTAGAGAAGTTTGAGCGTATTTTTATCTGCTTTGACTCTGATGATCAAGGTAAGTTAGCTTCACGTAAGGTTGCTAAGTTGTTTAGCCCGTCTAAAGCTAGGATTGTTAACCTAGAGTTAAAAGATGCCTGTGAGTACACCTCTAAGTCCATGACAGATGAGTTTATGGCTCACTTAAAAGATGCGACTGTTTATACACCTAGTGGTATTGAGAACGCTTCTAATGACTTTAACCGACTATGGTCTGAGCAGAACCTACAGAGCATAGACTTCCCTTGGAAAGCTTTACAAGACAGAACCTATGGTATAAGACAGCGAGAGATAATCACTTGGGCCGCTGGTACAGGCGTGGGTAAGTCTAGTTTTATGCGCGAACTACAGCATTTCTACTTACAGAGCACCGATATGAACATAGGTATTATTGCCCTAGAAGAATCAGTAGATCGTACCAGACGTGGAATCCTAGCCATAGAAGCTAACGACAAGCTACACTTGAACGAAGTGTTCAGTCAGTACTCTAGGGAAGAGATAAAGAAACACTTTGATAACACCTTGGGTACAGGTAGAGTTTACTTGTACGATCATTTTGGATCAATGAACTGCGAAGACTTGTTGAATAGAGTCAGGTATATGGTTGTCGGATTAGACTGTAAGGTTATCTTTATTGACCACCTGAGTATTTTAGTGAGTGGTCTTGACATACAAGACGAGCGTAAGGCAATAGATAAGACAATGACCATGTTAAGACAGTTGACAGAAGAAACAGGATGTGCTATACACTTGGTAACGCACCTTAGACGTATGAACTCTGATAGGTCACACGAAGATGGTGCAGAGATAAACCTAAGTCATCTTAGAGGCAGTCATGGTATAAGTCAGATAAGCGACACCGTGATAGCCTTGGAACGAGATACTCAGGCTGATGAAGAACGAGAAGCTAACACTACTACAATGAGAGTACTGAAATGTAGATACACTGGAGATGCTGGAGTAGCTGGTAGGTTGTACTACAACAAAATAAATGGTAGATTAGAGGTAGTTAAGGAAGAATTTTAATGTCATATGTTATCTTAGACATAGAAACGGATGGTTTTGACGCTAGTGTGATACACTGTGTTGTCTGTGAAGATCATCATGCAGAACAGAGGGTATTTTATAAACCCGATAACTTGCAAGATTATTTAGCACAGTACGACTTAGTTATAGGTCACAATGCGATACAGTTTGACTTTCCTATGCTTAAAATGATGTGGGATGTAACAGTTCCTGCTAAAAAACAGTTTGACACCTTGATTGGGTCTAGGTTAATCAAGCCTGATATGGAAGGTGGACACAGTTTGGAAGCTTGGGGCAACCGTTTGGGCTTTCCTAAGCTACCTCAGCCTGAAGATTGGAAGGTTTTTACACCTGAAATGCTAGAATATTGCAAAATAGATGTAAAAGTATGCCATTTATTGTACAAAGAGGTGCAATTAAACCTTAAAAAGTTCTCAAAAGAGTCAATTCAGTCAGAATTTATGATGCAACGGTTGATAAACAAGGTCAGAGACAATGGATTCTACTTCAAAGAGAAAGAAGCAGTAGAGTTGCTAGAAAAGTTAGAGACAATTAAGGCAGAAATAAGGCAAGAAATTGACAAGGTGTTTTTACCAGAAATACTACAGCTAAAAACTAAGACAAAAGAAATACCGTTTAACATTAACAGTAGAGATCAGATAGCCAAGAGATTAATGGCAATAGGTTGGAAACCTTCTGTCTTTACCCCGTCTGGTAAGCCTAAAGTTGATGAAATACAGCTAGGAAAGTTCGATTCTAGGGAATCTAAGATCATTTCTGAGCATTTTACGCTAAATAAACGCACAGCAATGCTAAAATCTTGGATAAAAGCAACAGAACCTGACTTTAGAGTACGTTGTTACTACCATTCGTTAGGTGCAGTGACAAACAGAATGTCTTGTTCTGATCCTAACTTGCAACAAGTCCCTAGTAATCGTAAAGTTTACGGAGAAGATTGTAGAAAATTGTGGTCTTGTCCACCCGGTAATAGGCTCATAGGCTCTGATGCACAGGGTCTGGAGCTACGTGTCCTCGCTCATTACATAAACGATCCAGAGTACACTAGAGAGGTACTGGAGGGTGACGTGCATACTGCTAATCAAAAAGCGGCAGGGTTATCCTCCAGAGATCAAGCTAAGACATTTATCTACGCCTTGTGCTACGGAGCAGGAGATGCCAAGTTAGGTACGGTTGTAGGTGGTAACGCGAAAGACGGTGCTAAGTTAAGAGCAAGTTTCTTTGACAAAATACCAGCTTTCAGAAGATTTAGTCAAGCAGTGATAAGGAAAGGAGAAACACAAGGTAAACTAAAAGCTATAGACGGGAGAATATTAACCGTCCGTAGTCCACACGCCAGTTTGAACACTTTGATACAAGGTAGTTCAGCTATCTTGATGAAGAACTGGTTTATGAACACCGCAATGGACATGAAAAGGAGGAATACCAATGGTAGAGTTATTGCTATGGTACACGATGAAATTATTTTAGAATCTGGTAAAAAAGATGTTGACATCGTAGCAGAGTCTGTTAAACTAGGTATATCACAGGTAAACAAACAGTTTGATATTAGATGTGCGTTAGATTGTGATATTAATTTTGGAACTAACTGGAGTGAAATACACTAATGACTTTTCATTATATAGAAGGTAAACTAGAATACGCAATGTTGTTTGACCAGAAAGATAAGTTTGACCGCTGGAGCACGGTACTGCTCTTAGAAGGCGATCAGATGAAACAAGCTAAGAATCTTAACTTGAAGGTTAACCAAATGGAAGACAAGTTTGACGGTACACCTTACGTGTCTCTGAAGACAACAGTTCAACCTAAGTTGTACGATGCTGATAGTAACGTGTACGATGGTCCAACTAGGTTGGCAACTGGTACGGAAGCAACGATTAAGCTTACTCAGAAGCCGTATGATAACCAGTTTGGTAAAGGTGTTACCACGTATATAGACAGTGTTAAGATAACTAATCCTGTCGCTTGGATACCCCCCACCGATGACGAGTTTCAGTCTGCGGCAGATACTGAGTTTTAGTGTCTGAAACTGATTACGGTCATTGGGATGTTGATCTGGTAGGCGAGTTTAACCCTGACGAACATTTTGGATTCGTCTACCAGATTACTAATCTTACAAATGACAGGTCTTACATAGGTTGTAAGCACCTTATGAAGTACAGTAAAGGTAAACCAATAAAGGCTAGTGAATGGAGAGATTACTGTAGTAGCAGTAAGTATCTTAAACCAGACATAGATGAATTAGGGAAACAAAACTTTGAATTTAGAATACTTTTACTATGTGCTAACAAGCGTGATCTCTACTATAACGAGATGAAGATACAAGTAGAGCTAGGTGTTATAGAATCTGAAGAGTACTACAATGCTAACGTAGGTGGTAAAAGATTCTATAGACCTGTCAAAAGTTACGGAACCGATTTTAAGAATAAAATTAAAGGCATTAAAAACGGTAGATACAGAGGAATGTTTTTGGTAACTTACAAAGGTGGTATTACTAACTTAATTAAAAACATTACCATCAAGGATTTTGCTGAAGAAAACGACTACAGT